TTTTGTATCTCCTGGTGTTTATACATCAGAAAAAGATTTAACTTTTGTGGCTCAAAGTGTTGGAGTGAGTACACTTGGTTTAGTGGGTGAAACTTTAAAAGGACCCGCTTTTGAACCAATTTTAATAACAGATTTCGATGAATTCAAATCATATTTTGGAACAACATCACCACTTAAAGATGATAATAATAATCCAAAATTTGAATTACCTTATTTTGCTAAATCATATTTAGAAGAATCTAATCAATTATTTGTTACAAGAATTTTAGGTTTAACAGGTTACCTACCAAATAAAAGTTTTGGAGTACAAACAATAGGTGGAATTAATTTAGGTACACTAAGTGGTACCACTAGTGGTTTAACAATGTCCGCAACTACAACCACAATTACAGGTAGTTCAATATACAATGAATTATCTGATAAGATTTCAGTGGACGGAAACTACATCACAGATTATATTGTTTCAAATTTTAGTGGTAATACGTCTTCTAATCATGGTCAATGGTTTGTTATGGGACTTGTACCATCTACAGGTTTAACTTCGGTTACATCTTCTTTAGAAGAAGTTTCTCCTTTAACAGGTTTGAATAATGCAAGTAATAACAACAATAAAGAATGGTATAATGTTTTAGTAAATTCAGGTAACACTGAGGTGTATTCATATCTATTTGTTTATAATAGTGGAACGTCAAGATTTGATGTTACAAAATACACATATAATGCAACATTGAATACTGATTATGACGGTAAAATTGTTTTATCTTTTAGACCAAGAGGTTCATACGTTGGTCAAACATTGAATCTTGAAGTTACAACAAATAGTAATTTTAATATAAATGGAACTGGTTTAACTACAAACCCATTATCAGAATTTACGGTAAATGTAACCGGTTCAACAAGTGGTGCAAAGACTTTCACTTGTAGTATGGATACATCTTCATCAAAATATGTGACAAAAGTATTTGGTACCGATGTATATGATAGATTAAAATCGGACATTCCAATTTATGTTTTTGAATCGTACCCTAATTATCTTTTAGAAGCATACAAACAGGGTTATATTAGAGGTTTAAGTCTAACCGAAATTTATGAAGATGAAGGGAATTCATTTAGAACACAATGGGACACACCAGTATCACCAACGATAGTGTCAGAAGTCCGTGGTGGTGAAGTTGTTGATTTATTTGATATCGTAACAATTTCAGATGGTGATAGTGCGAATTTTGAAGTAAAAATATCGATAATAAACATCAACATCGAAACTGGTGAATTTGATTTAATTGTTAGAGATTTTAATGATACCGATGATAATATCGTTGTACTTGAAAAATTTTCAAGATGTTCAATGAATCCAGATTTACCTGGATTTGTTGCTAAAAAAATTGGAACATCTGATGGCGAATATGAATTACGTTCAAGATATATTATGTTATCTATGAATGCCAGTGCACCATCTGACGCATATCCCGCAGGATTCAAAGGGTTTGTTTCGAATGGTTCCTATGGTTCAAAAACCTTAGGCTCCGTTATGTATAAGACAGAGTTTTATGACGCTGGCGATACAATGGGTTATGAATCAGATGGTACTCCTATTTTATCTTCAGGTGATAAACTAAGAAGAACATATTTCGGTTTAGGTAATCAAGTTAGTCAAGTTACATTTGATAGAGATTTATTTAAATTTAAAGGAATAAATGCAACTTCATCAACTGAAGGATTTCACTTATCAACAAACGCTTCAACTTTGACAGGTACGACGTATTTAACAACACCATATGATTTAGAAGGTCAAACAGATGCAACAAACAATAAATTAACAAATATTAACTATAGAAAGTTTACATTAGCGGTATGTGGTGGATTTGATGGGTGGGACATTTATAGAAACGTAAGAACATATGGTGACAATTATATCTTTGGTAAACCAACATATGTAAGTGGTAACACTTCAAATGGGGGTGTATTTAGTACTCTTTCAGGAAATTCTGATTATTACTCATACATACAAGGTATTGACACTTTTTCAAATCCAGAAGCGGTTGATATCAATATATTTGCGACACCAGGTATAAACTTTTTTGACCACAGTTCATTGACAGCTTACGCAATTGAAATGGTTGAAGAAGATAGAGCAGACTCTTTATACGTAATATCAAGTCCAAATCAAACAACAACTGATGAAATTATTGATTCATTGGATTTAGTATCAATTGATAGTAACTATTCGTCAACATATTGGCCGTGGATTCAAGTGAGAGATGTGGATAATGCAACACAATTGTTTTTACCACCAACAGGTGAAGTATTAAGGAACATTGCGTTAACCGATAATGTTTCTTTTCCATGGTTTGCTGTGGCCGGGTATTCAAGAGGTTTAGTTAATTCAATTAAAGCATATAAGAAATTAACATTGGATGAAAGAGATGATTTGTATAAGAATAGAATTAATCCAATCGCAACTTTTGCTGATACAGGTACTATAATTTGGGGTAACAAAACTTTACAAGTTAGAGAATCCGCTTTGGATAGAATAAACGTAAGAAGACTTTTGTTGAGAACGAGAAAATTAATATCAGCAGTTGCGGTTAGACTTTTATTTGAACAAAATGATGAACAAGTTCGTAATGAGTTCTTAAGATTAGTTAATCCAATATTAGAATCGATAAAAAGAGAAAGAGGTGTTTACGAATTCAGAGTAACAGTATCAAACGACCCAGAGGATATTGATGCAAACACTTTGAGAGGTAAAATATATATTAAACCAACCCGCTCATTGGAATTCATTGATTTGGAATTTATAATTACACCTACAGGTGCATCTTTCGAAAATGTTTAAAAATTGCCCAGTATATTACACCAGTATATAAAACTAGTAGATAATAAATGTTAAATAGACTAGAAATAATAAATACTAGATAATAAAAACTAGAAATAATAAATACTAGATAATAAAAACTAGAAATAATAAATACTAGTATATACTGGGCTAATAAAAGATAAATAAAAAAAAAGAAAAAACCAAGTAATTATATAATTTTTTTGCCTTTATAACAAATTTTTCTTTTTTTATTAAACTTTTCCATTATATAGATATTTATAAACATACAAATAGAAGTATAAAAATAAATGCATAAAAAAAAATAAAATGGCAGATTTATTAATGAAAATGCCGGTTCCATACGAACCGAAACGTCAGAATAGATTCATTTTGAGGTTCCCATCTTCATTGGGAATCAATGAATGGTATGTATCATCCGCGGCTAGACCTTCGGCAAAAATAAACTCGGTAGCAATACCATTTTTAAATACTTCAACGTATGTTGCTGGTAGATTTGAATGGGCTGAAATGAGAGTAACTTTCAGAGACCCAATTGGTCCATCGGCAGCACAGGCTTTAATGGAATGGTTTAGATTACACGCAGAATCTGTTACAGGTAGAATGGGTTATGCTGCCGGTTATAAAAAAGACATTGAACTAGAAATGTTAGACCCAACGGGTGTGGTTGTTGAGAAATGGATTATGCAAGGTACATTTATCACCGATTTAAACTTCAATGAATTGGATTATTCAAGGGATGAAATCGCAACAATTACTTGTTCTTTACGTCCAGATAGATGTATTTTGGTGTACTAATTTAAAAAAAATAATTATCTCAATAAAAAAAGGTCTTCTCAAAAGGAAGACCTTTACTTTTTTATATAGTTTTGTATTTTATAATAGTTATAGTTAAAAGATAAATTTATGAAAGACATATTTAAATTTGAACCAATTGAACCATTAATTGAAAATAGATATCTAATCAATATAATTGGTGCATATGTTCCTCAATTCCTTTTTAAGAAATATAAAATCTATAACGAAGGTGATGATTTAATTTTTACCACTGAATTTTATGAGACAATAAACTTCATATTTAACCCAAAAGATTTTTTTGAAATTACTGGTGTTAAAATAGATTATCTTTCACCTATTGGTGAAATAATAGGTTCGTTAGAATTTAAAATAAAAGGTTCAAATTTTGAAAAAGAACAATCTTATTCAAATAGTGAATTACAAACAAATAAATTTAAATTTATAATAGATAAAGAATCGATGATGTTAACATTTAAATCGGACGAAGAAAATAAATAAAATGGAAGAATTTAAAATTGACCCCAACATTGCTTATGATGTTGTTGAATTACCTTCAAGAGGTATTTTTTATAAAAATAAAAAAAAATCAGTAAGAGTTGCATATTTAACTGCTGCAGATGAAAACATATTATCTTCATCAAACTTAATCCAAAACAATACTGTTATTGATGAGTTGTTAAAAAGAAAAATAATCGATAAAGATATTGAATTAGATGAATTAGTGGATGAGGATAGAATGGCGGTTTTAATATTTTTAAGAAACACTGCTTTTGGTTCTGAATACAGTTATAAAATAACTGACGGAAAAACAGGTAAAGAATTTGATGTCACTTTTGATTTAAGTGAGTTGTCCTTTAAAAATTTTAATCTCGAACCAAATGAAAACGGTGAATTTAAATATACCACCAACGTTTCAAAAATCGATATTACTTTTAAATTTTTAACAAAAAAACAAGAAAAAGAAATTGAACAAATTGAAAAAAGTTGGAATGGAGTTGGTGTACCACCAATTGTAACAAAACAACTTGAATTTATGATTAAATCGGTAGCTGGTAATAAAGACCCAATGAACATTAGAAATTTCATTGAAAATCTACCAATTAAAGATTCTCAAGACTTTAGAAAATATATTAGAGAGAATAGACCCGCAATTGACCTAAAAAAAGAAGTAACGACCCCATCAGGAGAGAATATCCAAATTGTTATTGGATTCGGGGTCGAATTTTTTCGCCCTTTCTACGGACTATAGAAAGTCTCAATTAGACGAAATATTATATCTAATAAGAAGAGGATTCTCCTACGGGGATATTCTTTCAATGCCAATATCGATTAGACGATATTATGTTAACTATATTCAGGAATTGGAAAATAAATAAAATTGATATTTATATGTAAACAATTTTATGAGGAATCTTGGAGATTTTAGAAGATTAGCCAATCAAAGCGGAGGTAATCTTCAAATATATATAAGTGCGTGTGGGGCAATTGACCCGTCCGAGTCAACCGCATTTCTACAAGCTTGGAATGAATATACATCATCACAAAATAAAATAAACACACCGTCTCAATCATCATCGGGTTCTGTTGATATTGAACCTTTAAAAAAAATACAAAATTTAAGCCAAAGTGTTCAATCGTATAAAGTACAAAGTTCAGAAATGATTCAGGCATCTGAAATTATTGACGGTGTACAATCATTAATAAGTGGAACATTTGGTGACGGTGGTCTTTTTGGAAAAGGTAATTTTGGTGAAAATTTAAAAAATGCAGGTTCGAATTTTTTAAAATCCATGTTAGATACGGTGGTATCGGCGGGTGCGGAAATACTACAACAAGAAGTGAATTTACACAATCAGATAAACTCAAAAATTGGTATTTCAGGAGAACTATCTAGAGGGTTAAGAAACGAAATTATTGAAACTTTACCTCAAATGATATCTATGGGTTATGGATTTGAGGATGTTAAGGATACAATTACGGGAATGATAGAAGAACAGGGTAAATTTACTTTATATAATAGAGAAGTAATTGGAGACATGGCTGTAACATCAAGAGCATTTGTTGGTGATTTAGATACTCTTGGGAAGATGATTGGAACATACGAAAAAACAGGTTTTGGCGCTGCAGATGCTTTAGACAAAATAAATCAAGCTGGTAAAAGTTCAATTAGTTTAGGTTTAAATGCGAGAAAAGTTGTTTCAGAAATCGAAACAAACATGAAAAATTTAAACCAATACGGTTTTAAAAATGGATTTGATGGATTAAATAGAATGGTTCAAAAATCTATTGAATTTAAAATGAGTATGCAAAGTGTTTTTACTTTAGCCGAAAAACTATTTGACCCTGACCAAGCAATTGGATTATCCGCGAATTTACAGGCAATAGGTGGGGCTATCGGAGACTTTAACGACCCTTTAAAACTGATGTA